AGCAGATGTCGCTGATGTCAAAGCAGAGCTTGCAGAAGTGGATGCACTAGATGCTGAGGTTGCCGCTGACGAAGCAGAAGTAGCCGCAGATGTAGTTGATCCAAAGAGTGTATCGATGTAAGACTTGTTAGTTGCATCTGTGGATGCAGTAGGTGTAGCAAGATCTGTAATCTTGCTGTTACCCATTGATAAAGCACCGGTCATAGAATCACCGGACTTGGAAACCTTGGTAGCAATCGAGTTAGTTACTGTGGTTGAGAAACTTGCATCATCATTTATTGCAGCAGCTAATTCATTTAGTGTATCCAAAGCACCCGGTGCCGCATCAACAAGACTTGAAACTTGAGAATCTACATAAGCCTTAGTAGCTGCATCTGTATTAGCAGATGGAGTTCCAAGACCTGTAATCTTGTAGGTTCCGGCAGCAAGATCAGAACCCAAGGTTCCGCTTGTGATTGTTTTAGATGTAAGAGTAGATGCAACCCCATCAAGGGTTACTGTGCCTGTGGCATTAGGAAGAGTAATTGTTCGGTCTGCTGTTGGATCAACTACTGTAAGAGTAGTTTCATAAGCATCGGCAGTTGCACCCTCAAACTGGATGCCACCATTTGCAATTACTGCACCATCTAGAATCTTTGCTGAAAGAGTCTGTGCATCTGTATCGCCGACCACATTACCGGTTACTCCGTGGACACCTGCTGTCGTTGGAACAGCAGCAGATCCAATGTGAGCAGAGAACTCATTAAAGTCCTGACCAGAAACCACATGGCGAACCGTTGCTCCTGCGGAGTGAGCCACATTTGTTGTGGAATCTGCACCACGAGTTACAGTAAGGGTAGTTCCACCACCAGATGCGGTAACGCTAATGAGTTCTTCTTTGTTGGTATCTGGATCGATAACCAAGGTGTAAGGGTAGTTGCTTGGGAAACCTGTTACTAGGTCAAGCGTGATTGATTGAACAGTACTATCGATACCTGATGATAGCGATGCCTGTTTTGCTGTTGAGGCGTAGTATCTTTTCTGGGCCATTGGTTACCTCGTATAGTGGAGTCGGGGTGGATAAAGATCTCGAAGGCCAGCAGCTTCTTGCTGTAGTCGTTGCTGGTATAGACCAAGGTAGAATCGTGCAACGGAAGTTCCGCCACCGATTGGCTTGGATTGATCCATCATGTCTGCTTCTACTGTCTGGCTTGGGATTCGTGCAGCATCTGAACCAACGATAAGTCGAGCAATAGCTCCATAAACAATTACATCGATAGTAGAAGATGGCAGACCAGTTACTGTTTCGTAGATGTCATTCTCAGCAGAGAGAACTGATGGAGCCTTGGCATAGATAACCTGAACAGTTCTGCCCGGATCAATCATGTCAAAGATGTTGATGGTCTTGCCATTGGCAAATACTGTTGTGTTGGCAGTCTTGTCTGTGTCATACCTACGGACATTGAGCCATTCCTTAGTTGAGCCAATAGTCTGCCACTTGACATTGAGGACATAGTCGGCAGTAGCCGGAAGTGAGTAGGCAGTAACGGCTGAGTTAAAGCTAAAGGTGTGTGTGCCTACCCCAAAGAGTTCTGGGTAGACAGCCTGAATTGTGTCGTTAATAGCCTGCTTGACCATGAATCGTGGGTATTGAGGTGCAATTACTACCTTGGTCTGATTGGCCGCCGTAGAGGCTGTGGTGCCTCTAAAACCCCTACCCCAAGGGGCAAGGTAGACCTGCTTGGTTAGGTTGTCTGTCCGATCCACATACATCAGTTCAGAGCCAACCTCGATGATGCCACGACCCATCTGGGCAGTCTCATTGACTACGAAGTCTGTGGCTGTAGTAGTAGCAATACCACCAGATTGGTTGATCCAAGTAGCGGTTTCCTGTTGGGCCCCATAACTCTGGATCTGCCCAAGGACTCGTTCTATGAGTCCATTAAATGTTGTTGTCATTCACTCACCGCTCTCAGGGCTGCGGCAGCAGCCTTATCAGTAGTTCCGCCTAGTTGGTTGCAGACACCACGAAGGTCTTTGTAATTAGGCCGAGTGTTACCAGCCTTGACATTTAAGGCACCAACAACGCTTAACCCTGTAGTTCCAGCCCAAGTGTTTGCAGCTTGTGCTGCACCTACATATGACTGAATAGCAGGATAGGTGCCACCATTAGCGAGGCGATTAAGTTCTGCATGGAGTGTGCTTCCGTTGGTACCAGTTGCCATTACTTAGCCTTTCTCTTTGCTGCTGCGTTATCTACTAAATTTGGATATGGTCTTCCAGCCTTCTTAGCAGCAGCCTTAGCCTTTGCTTTCTGTGCCGAAGTCAATGGAGTAGATTTTTTATTGGGATTTTTTTTATCCCAGAATGCTGTTTTCTTTTTCACCACTTCACCTTGTCTGCCCAATAGGCTGCTGACATTTTGCCTTTAGCAATGTTCTTAGCATGACGAGCTTTGAATGATGCTTGTCTTGCTGTTGGCTTCTTATCACCTGATACACCCTGTTGCCCAAAGCGAATTGTCTTCACTTTGTCTCCAACCTTTGCAACCACAACATGAGATTTCGTTGGGTGTGATGGAGTTTTCTTTGGCTTGTTAAAGCCAGATACCCCGGCCTTCTTCAGCCGGGGATCTCTCTTCTCGGCCATTTACTTCTTCTTGCCCATTTTCTTAGGCATAGCCTTTTTCATTGGCTTGCCAGACTTCTTCGCTTCCATCTTGGCATCTTTCATACCCTTTGCTGAGTATGGGAATTCTTTCTTTCCGACCTTTGGCATTTGCTTCTCCCTTTGTGTGATGACTTTGACTTTCCCACCGCTGTTTATATCAAACGAGATGGAAATCTCTATTGCTTTACGAGCTTCGTTAGCTGCTGTTCTTGTGTTCGTTGGGGATAGTGTGGCTCTGGCTAATGCACCAAGTGCATATGAACTTCCAGATCCAACTCCGTATATTCCACGGTCATCTCTTACCCAAGAAAAGTCATTATCAATTTGATAAATCTTTCCTCGAAGGCAGATCAATGCATCAAAACCTGATCCATCTTTGGGGTCGTTATCGGCAGTCTTAGGCGATGGGTCGTATCCATAATCTGCGTATGCTTGCTTGAGTGATGGCAATAAATCTGTCATCATAAATTTATCTAGGTTCACACCTCGTGGAATCTTAGGAGCATTCCAACTGTGTAGGGCTATATCCCCGGCGATTGCATCGCCAGCAAAAGCGATTACATACTCACCCTTTTCAACTACCTTATCCATACCGGTAGCAATAAACTTCTGATCTGCACCCACTATTAGGGATTCGGCTGCGATTAAACCCCAGCCCTTACCTTGAATCCCAATTATGGTTGTCATACTCAGTCCTTAAATGAGTTGTTGGTTGAGTCGAATGCCTTACCGGCTATGTTGCTTAGTTCGACTGCACCACGAATATCCTTCATGTTTGTTGTCGCTGGTTCAATGCCTTGATCGATAGCAGACTTGTATGCATTTAATTCTGCATCCCATTTTTTCTGAGACATTAGGCGAGAACTATTGGCATCACCGGTATTAACCTGCAAACCTGATTGCTTTAGGCAATCACCCCAGTTTGCATGATCTTGCGTTGGGCAACCTGTTCTGCATCCCATTAAACTATCTCCACTAAAAATCCATTATGGGCTATATTCGAATCGGAGTCGGCTTGAGCCTGAGTCCTGATTGGAAATCCTTGAGCTACAAGAATATCCTTCGTGGCTTCATTCACGATGTGACCTCGCCCACCGAGAAACACATAATCATAATCTCTAAGTTCATCTTCGGTAACTGCTCGAGATAAAGACAGTTCACCATCGTTGATAAGCACAGCAACCCCTCGCTGGGATACGACTCTACGCCACCACTTGTCAGCCAATGGATAACCTTCCATTACCTGTGGTGGGTAAAATGTATAACTTGCCATGATTCTCCTTTTAATAGAGAGGGAGGCAGGTTGCCCTGCCCCCCTCAACTAATGCTCTACTAGAGAGCAGATCCGCCTGTTTCCAAACGGCAAACTGCTGCATCACGGAAGATGCCCCAGCCACCGAAGTACTTCCAGCCAAGTGCTGACTTACGGCGAAGGATGTCAATCTGAGGTGCTACGACTGTTTGCACATCGTAAACATTAGCCTCAAGAAGAGCTTCCTTACCGACTGCAACTGCTGAGTAAACAGTAGCTGAAGATGCACCGGATGTTGTTGATGGAACACGAGATGTCTGAACAACTTGGAATCCTTCAAGAACACCAATGGTGCCTGTCAATAGGTTTCCAACATTTTCAGTTGTGTACTTGTGGATGTCCACAAATCCGCCTGAACCAGTCTCGGCACGAAGGTCGAAAGCTTGGCGTGGGTGGATGAACAATGTGTAAAGGTCACCAACACGAGGTTGGGCGTTAGCCTCAAGAAGTGTTGTCTGTGCCTTACGAAGCATTGCTGTTGAAAGAACATCTGAAGCTGTAAGAGTAGCTGTTGATGTACGGCTTCCACCGTACTTAACTACTGTTCCAGATGTTAGTGCTGTTGCAACAAGCTGATCCAAAGTATCAGCAGCGTTGTAAGCGATTGCATCACCGATCATGGTGTCGATAGAAGAGAATGTGGCCATGTTGACCTTCTCTGTCTGCTCAACAGCATTACCGTATTCAGTAACAGTAACTGTTACCTGTGATGGGTTTGCCAATGCAACTGGTGTTACATCAGATGTTTCTGTTAATGCTGTGGTTGCTGCTGCCAAGTTAGCATAAACTGCAAACTTGAGAGTAGTTCCCGGGTTGGTGAGGGCTACTGGTCGTACATCTGCGACTGAACGCATGACAGGAAGTGAGCGGAGTGCAGCTCTTACATATGTGTCATATGCATTGACTACGA